GAGAGTAGACATCGATGAAGTGGTGGATGATATTGTGCAAGGTAAAATGAGTGTAGACGAAATATGTTTAGATAATCCTGTAATGTTTCACATGTATGGACGGACACTAGATAGGGTTGAAGCTATTACCTTGAGGAAGAGATATAGGACAGAAATGACCAAGGGTATTTGGCTATGGGGAACCACAGGCTCGGGTAAATCACATGAGGCGTTTAAGGACTATGATCCAGAAAAATGCTATATCAAAAATTTGCAAGAAAAGTGGTGGGACGGATACAAGGGCCAAGAGACAGTGATCTTCAATGAGTTCAGAGGGCAGATTCCGTTTTCGGAACTGTTAGACCTGGTTGATAAATGGCCTAAGACTGTGTCATGGAGAGGGCATGAGCCGGTACCGTTTCTGGCTAAGAAAGTGATAGTGACGAGCTGTGAACCTCCGGGTGAAGTGTATAGTAATGTGCTGACTCATAATGAGAGATTAGATCAGCTAACTAGGAGATTTGAAATATCAGAATTAAAATTGGCGCAGAAGTGCTCAGAGGGTAATAATGGAACCTCTGAGCCGGAAATGTTTCCGGGCCTTCCTAGCGATATAATGTAAATCTAACAGAGATTTATATTATGAGTTTCACGAAACTTCTTGAAGTAGGGATGGCCCCTTCAGCCACCTATTTTAGGCCTGCGGGCACTCGCCCTAAAATTACCACAATTGCGCGCGACTTGGGGACCAGACACCTACCTTATGATTGCGCGCAATTGCGGTACCGGTGACTGATCCGCGCGGGACCGGTATCTGATCCACACCCTATGATAGGCGCGGACCGGGGTCGCTCATTGCCGCTAGGCTAGGAAATTATCAAAAACTGCAAGATCATACAAGTTGTGAAAGATTTGCTTGATAGGAATTAATTGGATGCTCCGTGTTGGTCTCGGTATCTAATGGTACGAGTAAAGGAGTGACGGAGATTGGGGTTTGGACTGACGGGGCGATTAGAAGTATTTATGACAATCCATGTTTGTTTGGCAGGGTCAGTCGCATATACGAAGTCCTCATATTGGGAAGTAGAGGCTTGATAATCAAGGTCCAACTTGATGAGACGAGGTTTAAATTTCTTGTAGACCTTCATTGTTTTACCGGGAAGAGTCATAGTAGCAGAAGATTGATTGGCGGGGAGTTTTAACCAGCGGGTTTTTACGTTCCAAAGAGCAGGGTTATACTTATTACGCTGACCTTGGTCATTGGCTATAGCCATTTCTTGGAAGGAACCTAGACAGTCAGGCATATTGTATTGATGGTGAACTGAATTGAGATAACGACGTTTGGGACTTATTTCATCTACTCGGATGAATTCGTCGTGCTGCTCGGCTGTTTGAGTGGTACGTGAGAAGGTTAAAGCGTATGAAACCGATATAGGCATATAAGCGGTTAGTGAGGCAGTATCGTTGTTGCTGTCGCTCCATTGGCGAAACTTGAGAGCCATACCGAAAGATTGGGCAGGATTAACAGATATCCATTGATCGGTTACTAAAGGGGTGTTTATAATGTCAGGTGAAATACCTGTGAAAGAACATCCATAGATCTTTCCACCCCCTGCATTGGCTGAGGTCCTAGAAGTAAAGTCTTCCATACAGAATGCTAATGGGAAACCTGGGGATATTTGATATGGGGTGACACCTGAAAGACGTTGGAAATTAGTCTGGTAGTGACCGGCGGAAGCGTTGATGACGCGTTTATTGAGACGAACTAGGGCTCGACTATTCTTACGGATGGTTGGCTTGGATTTCTTTATTGTTGCCCTACGACGCCTATATGAACGGCGTTTACGGGAGAAAGTGACTTTTTTAGAAGGGTTCTGTTTGACCATTATTTATTAAGCAAGAGAAAAAAAAAAAAGATAAAAAAAAAAATAAAATGTTGAAAAGTTTTTTAGAAAAATAATTTGAAAATAAAATTAAAAAAATAAAATCTTGAAAGGTTTTTTTAAAAAAAAATTGGATAAAAAAAAATAAAAAATAAAATGTTGTTATAATAAATGAAAGCAAGATGGTTTATAATCACTGACTGGAATGTTGAGAATACTGAGAAAATGTATTTGAACATCATGGCAGAGAAAGGAATTCGATATTTATGTTATGGTGAAGAGGTCTGTCCTGAATCTGGTAGGGAACACCACCAAATGTTCTGTTACTTTAGGAACGAGAGGAGCGTATCTAAGAAAAACTTGAACCTAATTGGGCAGATATGGGGCGATGTACATTGTAACGTAGAAGTAATGAAAGGTACACTTGAAGACAATGAGAGGTACTGTGCTAAAGAAGGTAACTACCATGAACTGGGTAGCAAACCGCAGCAAGGAAAGAGAGTAGACATCGATGAAGTGGTGGATGATATTGTGCAAGGTAAAATGAGTGTAGACGAAATATGTTTAGATAATCCTGTAATGTTTCACATGTATGG